CGCAGTTCTACGCCCGCTACAGGCAAAAGAGCCACTCCTGCTCAACAAGCTTTTAGCCGTTATGCTCGTTTTGTTGGTAATCCCAATTTACTTGATTGATCATGGCTGAAGAAAAGAAAAAAGATAAAAAATGGATCCAAGGCATGGATATGAAGGAAGGCGCCTTCACTGCCAAAGCAAAAAAGAAAGGTATCACTTCTGCCCAGCTTCAGGAAAATGTTTTGTCTAGCCCTGAAAAGTACGACGAAAAAACGGTCAAGCAAGCGCGGCTTCGCCAAACACTGGTAGGATTAAAAAAGAAAAAAACTGAGAAGAAGGCTTGATAGTTCATGGCTAAAGACGCCAGATTAGAACTTGGTCGATACATCTCTAATCCGTTTAATAATCAAGGCAAGATTGTTAAACAATTAGATTTCAACGATCTATTTCGGGCCAAGCCTGAAACAGGGGAATATCCTTGGAACCCTTCTCGGTTTACTGAGCAAGACTTACTGAAACGGTCCATGACCAAGAAGCGGGTTCAAAACCCTGCTTTGAACTTTGTTTCAAACGCTCCGTTTTTTGACGACAATAAAGAAGTAACTTCAGAGTACGAAGTATTTGATGGCATTGGTCGTTTTAATCGACCGGTCGCTTATGATTTTGAGACTGGTCGTCCTTTAACGCGTCAACGTCCCGAGGATCAACCGGATTTTAATCCTGGGTGGGTAGAAGCTTACAAAATCAGTCCTACACTGCCGCCCGGCAAAGTGGCTAAAAATCCCATGCCTCGTTTACGCAACCCTGATCCCAACGGTTTCATGATGAAAGCCGCTGAGATTCGCGTTGAAAACGAAATAGAAAATAAACAATCTGTTGCCCAACTTTTAGAAAAACCGTTTAATCCTGCAAAAGAAAAAGAAGACGAGAAGCAAGGGGTTAAAACAATGGCAGAAGAGAATCAGGCTGTTGGATAACCAAAGATAGAATATTTTTACCGCAGGTAGATAGATGTTGAAATTAGCGGGTGCATTATTAAGTAAACCGCAGGTTCTGGAGCGGGCTGCTCGCATGAAAGGAAAGAGTGGAACTCTTGGTGTCGCTGCATCGCCCGTTGTCAAAGATGCTGCACGCATTGCGGCAGAGGGAGGATCTGATCTTCTTGGCCCCGCTCTTTTTGGCGCTGGTGTCAACACGGCAATCAGCACGCTTGCCACTGGTAATCCATTGATTGGTCTTGCTGTTGGTGCGGCAGACTTGGGGGTTGGCTTTGGTGCTGCTAAAGCCTTGGGTCGATACGCTCCAAATCTTGCTGGAAAATATAAAAGTTATGTCTCCGCAGATGACATGGCAAAATATGCGGGAAGTAAATCAATTCCTACTTCGGCCTTGTCTCGTGTTTACGAACCAAGTGCCGCACAACATGCTGTGATGATTGGCAGCAATCTTGCTGTCCCCATGGCGGTTGAGTCTTTGTTGATGCGCGGGCAGCAAGACCAAGTGACCAATCAAAACGTTACGCAACAACAACAGTTGGGCCAGCAAGAATATCTCAATCAAATGTATGCTCCCCCATATACTGCAGACGGCACTCTTTATCAACTCCAAGGTTTACCACAGCGAGTTATCTAATGAGCGTTGTTGACTTCTTAAGGCGACAAAAAGAAGAATTGCAATCTGGTTGGCGGACCGCTGTTCAGTACATGAACCGTCGTGCCCAGCCAGAAGTTATTGGTGGTGAAATTGTAAGGCAACCAGACTATCGCCATAGTGTTTTTGATCCACGCTTTAATAAAGCGATGCGTCAAGGAGAGCGTATTGTCGGAGAATCTAAAGTTCGTCAAATAAGTGCACCTTTACAAACACCAACTGAATTTGCTGGTGCGTACGCCGCCCGTTTATTGACGGACGTAGGTACTGATTCGACACGTCAATTTTATTGGCGGTATAACCACCCCATGGCTTTAGCCGAAAAAGCTATTGAGCAAGTGGTTCCGCAACTCGGTGATATTCAGAATCCGGCAAAGCGTGCTGCTATTACTCTTGGCATTAGCGCACCAATTGCCGCTTCTCTTGGGACATTTGATATTACTAATCCACAAGAAATATTTCGCCCCAAGGGATATGCACAGAAATATGCAGAGGAAGGTTCAGAAGATCGCCGGGAGACAGCTGAGCCCGCTATGGAAATATTCGATCGGTTTTTCTTAGGACGCCGTGGTGAACCGTTGAAGTACGAAACGGCAAAAGAAGACATCCCAAGTCTTACTCCTGAACGATATAAAAAAGCCATGCAAAGCCAATATCAAGATCGTGGCCTGCTTGGTCTTGGTGTTGTTAAAGGCACCATGGAAAATCTTGAAGGTTATCCCGAAGCTCGCATCCTTGGCTTCCCTGTGGGGCTTCAAGCGGTCGGCGCATTGGGCGGTGGCGTGGTAGCAGCAAGAGAAGCTTTTCAGCGTCCCGGGTTAAACACTCGTGCAAAAGCGGGTGTAACTCTGGCAGGTTCTTTGGCCGGCGCTTTACTTGGTAATTTGACCAATAAAGCAATTGCATCGGCACAAAATAATCCTGAAAAATTACCCTCTACATTTGAGTACCAGCAAAACATGTAGGCTGGTAAAATTAATTTATCAAAGAATTAGATACACATGGCTTACCAGTTCCCTATGGAGGGCATGATGGGACCCTCAAGTCCCATAACCGGTATTCCGACCGCCAAGTCAAGTGCTTTCAACCCTGCAAACCTAGCAGCTGGTAGCGGCTTTGAAAACCTTCTTAATGCTTTAAGTGCAGCCGGTGCAGAAGCAAAGAAAGGAGTAGGAAAAGCGTACGAAAAAGTCGGAGGCACCAAGACAATTGCTGGACGTTATATGCCACTTGCTGCCGCAGGACTTTCGCTCCTTGGTAACCCCACAAATGTTGGTGGTGCTGCAGGAACGGGCCTTGGCGGCATGATTGGCGCAGGCCTTGGCGGCATGCTTAGCGGTCCTCTGGCTCCTCTTGGTGCTCTGGCGGGTTCGGCCGTTGGTTCAGCCATCGGTGGCAGTCTTGGTACTGCAGCCCAAGGACTTCTTGTGGGCATCCCTGGAGCACTGGCTGGTCAACAGCGAGAGGCTGGTGTTTCTCCTGGAATCCTCCCTGGCACTGGCACCGGCATCGGTTTTTCTGATTCGGACGTACAACGTATTGCTGAGCTTTCTCGAATCACCGGCCTAAGCCAAGTGGAGATTGCTCGTCAGATGTTACCGCTCTCGAATCAATTCAAGGAAGCAGAGAAGCAGCGTCAGATGCAACTCAATCAACAAACTGGTCAAATTACAGGGGCTTTAAATCGTCAGATGTACATGGCTCAGCTTGCTGGTGGCGCTCAAGCACAAGCTGGTGAAACGGTACGGACAATGTTGACCGCTCCGAATCCCTACGCCTCTTCTGCCTTCCAATATCGGGGGTAATTATGGCTGAGCTGACACAATTTAAATATGATCCGGAAGCTGCAACTAGGTTCTTTAAACAGATTAAGGACTTTCCGGAGTGGGCGCAACGGGATCTTTTTGCCTCTCAGTTCAAACCTCCTGGGCAAAGCGAGTTAGCTCAAGCTATTAATGCTCTCAATCAAATTCGTAAAGAAGAAAGGGATCCTGCATTTCAAAAACAACAACTTCAAAATGCTTTAGAGTTCCAAAAAGAACAAATGAGGCAAGCTGCGCCTTATAAGATGTTGTTTGAATTGCCCGATAAACTGTACAGTGCGTTTGCTTTGCCTGGCCAAATTCGTTTGGCTGGTGCCCAGGCCGCTGGTAACGTCATCTCTGAAGGTTTACGATCTGCCGCAGGTGTTCAGATGCCCGGTTTAAATTATCAGCGACCTAATATTCAATACTTTTGAATCTAGGGTTTAAAATAAAACCATGGCATTTCCTGATTACTCTAGTGTTTTTTCAGGTGGTGGAACTAATTTTACTTCTACTGCCTTTGCACCAAGTACAGGAAATTTAGCAAAAGGAGCAGCAAAATCGATGGTTATTGATCCGTTTTCAGCTGTACTTGGTGTTGCGGGCATTGGCGCAAGCCTGTTTGGTGGCAGTCAAGCGCAACAAGCTCAAAATGATGCACTTAAGGCCCAGGTCCTTGGTGCTAATTTTGCTGCACAGCAACAGGCAGATGCTCGTGCCGCGCAAATGGCGCAGGGTTTACTTGGCATGCAGTTTGGAGAGTTTCTTGCTGCTCCCAGGGAATTAGAGCGTCAAAAGGAAGCTCAAAGGTTTCAGTTTGGCGAGCTTGCTAACGTGCAACGTGCCGGACGAGAAGAGGACTTTAAACGTGCCATGGCACAAGCAACGTCTGGTCCAGCCAAAGAGGCTATGCGCCTCGCAAATCGAGAGCAGTTAAAAGCGGCGCTGGCTCAACAAGTGGGCGCCGGTCGGGCTATGTTTGGTCCGATTGCTCCGATTAATGTCGATCAAATGTTTGCAGGTTAAGGAGGTAAATCATGGGCGGCGGTGGCACAACAGTCTCATACCAACAACCTAAAGATCCGTATGGAGACCAACTAAAAAAATATCAGCTAGAGCAACTTAAGGCAGCCGAAAAAACCGCTGCCGAAGAAAAGGCTGCAAAAACAGCAGCAGACGCTGAAAAAAAACTAGCTGCACAACAGGGCTTTACTCCGTTTAAACAGACGATTCAACAGCAGTTATCTAAGGGCTTGTTGAGTTATCAAGAGGCACAGGCAGAGCTTAAAGACTATGCCTCTAAATATGACATCGGCCCTCAACCAGGTGCTCTGCAAGAGTTAACAGATTATTACTTAACCAATATTCAGCCTGGGCAACAAAAGTCTCAGATTGAATCTGCGTATCAAGAATATTTTGGTAAGGGGCCAACCACCGAACAATTAGAAAAAGCTCAAAAATCTTTTCAGTCGGGTTACTACAAATCTGTTGGCGACTTAAAAGAAACGCTTAAGGCAAGCGACGAATATCAAGAAAAGTTTAATAAGAGCTATCTTGATAACTACTACGAGACGATGTTTGGGAAGGCCCAAAAGGATGATAAGGGTGTTAAAAAATATCAGTTCAAGCTCCAGGAGTCTTTCCTTCCTAAATACGCTGGTGATCTTGCAAAAGAAACCGGCGTTACCATCCCAGAATTCCAAAAAGAATTCACGGGTACCGCTGGTGAAATCGAGGCAAACCTTGACGCAATCAAAGAAACCAAAGCGTTTATTTATCAGTCTGGCTTGAGTAATCTTCAAGGTCAGATTGATAAAGAAGTGCAGACGCTGAAAAACGAAGGCATAGAAAAAGTTACCAAGCTTCAACAGGCGGGCAATCAATATACTGCTCTTATCGGATCCTTTAGCTTCTAAAAAATTATTTGCTATAATTAACGTATCCCAAAAGCTAAACAATGACCAACACGCCCGCATCGGAAGATCCGTTTGATCTCGTTAAGTTTCAAGCACTTCTTGATAAACTTGAGGCTTCTAAACTGAAGCAAGCGGGTGAAAAATCTAAAGAAGGTCGTCGTGACATTTTTGCTCAGGGCCTTGCTTCCATGATGAGCAATTTCTGATTTCATCTTGTAAACTCAATGAGCCATGAGCAATACGCCTTCCAAACCTTATAGCGCCGACGATTACTTTGACCTACAAAAGTATAAGGAGGCTGCTGGCGTAGCTTACGAGTTTTCCAAGAAAAAAATGGAGACTGCTGGTGAACAAGAGCGCAAGACCATTGGTGCCGCGTCAGAAGAAAAGCGCCGCGACGAAGAACGAGACTACCAACAGTCACAACGAGCTTATCGATATTGAGCTCTTTGATACATGGGTAGATAATCTCGACGCTTCTACCCAGGAATCGTTCTGTTCTTTTTCTGCAGATAATTATTCGGTAGTTGAAATTTATTTATACTCCAGATTCCTTGGATACAGGGGAAGTATTACGGCGTGCTCTCTTTGGGTCAAGGACAACTACAAAAAGCCTGATCATCGCAAAAAACTCCTGTATGAAATTGATGAGATGCAGGAGGACGTGCGCAAGCTTCGAGAAGACGTAGAGAGCGGTGTGGTCAAGCGAGATGCAGGTGTTGCACGTATTGCATCAATGCAGAAAGAAATCCGTGGTCACATTGATCAAGTTGAAAAGTTTACCAACATGAAAGACCGCAAGGGTCTCCTCATGGCGGGCGCAGATCGTGCCATTCGAGAAATCATGTTTATTTTCAAAGATGATCCCATTGAGATACCGCTGGAGGAGGCCACAATGAGTGTTTGGGCTCGCATGCAGCTTGAAGAATAAATTATTTGGTTATACAATATATTCAGAACCAGAGTAATCACGTGGGCGCTGGAAAGCCGGGTGCAATGAAACCCAATCTGTCACCTTCTCAAACCAAACCAGGCTCCACCTTTGGCTTACAACCGTCGCAGGCGGACAAACCTGCTATCAAACTTGCCGGTGGCGCTAAGCCTGTTAAATAGTGTCTAAAAACAAAATGCCTCCTGAGCTTCTTGAGTACTTCAAGAAGAAAGAAGCCAAGAATGAAGACGGCACTGAAATGACAGACAAGGAAAAGCGCAAAGCAGCTTTAGATAAAGCGCGAAAATATCAAGAACAAAAGAAAAAAGACAAAGAAACTGAGTAGGATAAACATCAGAAAGTAACTGAATTTTTATCGTGCCGAGTTATACGCACCTTGCTTACCGTCGTAACGCCAGGGCTGCGGCACGACGACAGCAAATACGCTTACCGAAAAACGAAGATCTCCTGCAAAGAGCGCGGGATGACTTTGGGTATTTTTGTGACTACGTTGCTGATAAACCTCCGGCAACACACCATATTGATTGGCATCGACACTTTGTTACCAATGAAGACAGCAGCTGTTTAACTAGAATTTCTGGTCCCAATGTTGATCTTCTGGCACCACGGGGATCAGCAAAGTCCACAGTACTTGGTTTGTTAACTGCATGGGCAATTGGCATCCATACTCAAGCCAAACTTCCTCTTCAGATTCTGTATTTGTCTTATACCGTTGATATTGCACGTTCCAAGTCGGCAACCATCAAACGAATCATTGAAAGCAAGCGGTACCAAGAGGTTTTCCCTACGGTCCGTTTGATGAAGAACGTAACCAGTAATGAGTATTGGTCGATTGATCATAAATTTGCGGGCATCGACACCACGGGCGACGAACAATTTACGCTTTGTGCCGCTGGTCTTAAAGGCTCAGTGACTTCCAAGCGTTCTCATCTGGTAATGATTGATGACCCAATTAAATCGGCAGCAGACATTTCAAACCCGGATATTCGGAAACAAATGCAAGAGAACTGGAACGCGGTGATTGCACCCACCATGTTTGAAGGTGCTCGGGCAATTTGTCTTGGTACTCGCTTCCGTCATGACGATATTCATGCCACAACATTTAACGAGCAAAATAATTGGTCTCAGGTTGTTCTTTCCGCAATCCTAAATAATCCCAAGACGGGAGAAGCAGAGTCCTATTGGCCGGAAATGTGGTCTCTGGAATACCTCAAAGAAAAGAAACGGCAAGCACCAATTGCCTTCTCTTTTCAATACATGAATCAGATTGTTCGTCAAAACGAATTGTCTTTGGCACCAGAACTAATTGTTAAGGCAGAAATTTCGACGGAGTTTGACACGCTTGGTATTGGTGTTGATCTTTCCGCTGGCACCAAAGAAAAAAATGATTACACCGTGATGATACTTGGCGGACGCATTGGAGATCGAATTCACATCATTGATTACAGGCGAATTCGTGTCATGGGAAACCTGGAAAAACTAGACGCCTTGAAAGAACTTCTCAATGACTGGTCCGTGATAGGCCGTGATGATAATGGAAACTATTTTCCAACCTATTCAACATGTGACATTTGGTCAGAAGCTGTCCAGTACCAAGCCTCTCTTGAAGCTGATTTCAAACGCGTCTGCCTCAATAACGAAGGTCTCTACAACTTGATTTGGCATCCAGTCAAAGGTTTCCGTGCAGATAAGTTGGCACGCTTCAGGGGAATTATGGGTATGTTTGAAGACCGCAAAATCATCTTCAATCGTTTTCGTAACTTCACAAATCTCTTCGAGGAACTCACGAATTTCGGTGTCAGTGGTCATGATGACTGTGTTGACGCCTTGGTTTGGCTTGTCACAGGACTTGCTAGAAAAGGTCAGCTGCATATCGATTACTGAATTTAGAATTAAGAAAAAGCATTGCTGTTGTGGGCCCGGAGTACATTGCCATAGCTGTCACCGCAATTGTATCCGCTGTTACCGGCGGATCTTGGGTGGCCAATAAACTATTAGAACGGCAAAGAGAAAGGGTTCAACAAGCCCTTGATTACACCGGTTCTCAAAAACGAAGGATTGACATTTTGGAAGACCAAATTAATCGCATGCCCCTGGACTACGTCTTGAAGGTTGACTTCTTGCGAGAAATTCAAGAGATGCACAATAATTTTAGACAGATCCACGATAAGCTTGATAAGCTTATGGAAAAGCTTTTGGCAAAATGAGTTACATCGTAGAAGTTGAAGAAGATGAAAATGGTGAGCAGTTCATCACGATCCCAGATGAAATAGTGGAAGAGCTGGGTTGGCAAGAGGGAGATGTTCTTGAGTGGGATGTAAAGGGTAATGGAATCATTCTTAGCAAGGTTAATGATTCCGCTGGTTATGTGGTTATAGAGGATTAGAATACAACAAAAGAGATAAAGACATGTTTTACGGTGGCGAGTCTAATGTTCCCGGCGCTCCTGGCAATTTACTTGCCGGAGCCCCAAGTTTTGACATACGGCGTTCTGCTGGTGCTTTGGGAGGTCGTTCGGGCGAACAGCTTCGTCGTCTATATGAAGGCGGTACACAACAAAATCAACAGCTCAACGAAGAGCTGATGAAACGCGGTATTATGCCTGGCACTGGCCCTCAGCTACCCATGGCTTTTGGATCCAGCAATCTCCCTGGCGCTGTTGGAAATATAGGCGGAATTGCTAATGCACAATTCTTTGATGGTCCTCAACTTGGTCAAGCTGCTCCGCAAGGTGAACCTCAGCGTCCCTATGGTGGTGCTCCTAATGTTCCTTTGACTCCAGAGCAGAAGGCAAAGCTGATGCAACAAGGCAGTCCGCCTCCTCCCGAATTCAATATCCAAGATTATTTACGTAAAGCACAGGCCCCTGGTGGCCTTCAAACAGACTCTTTGGCTGCCGATTTTCCTCGTTATCCCAAGGGCATGGAGGGTGTAGTAGATCTTACCTATCCTCCGGGACACCCCATGTACGGAAAACCAATTCTTCTCCCAGGCTCACAAACACCCCTGGATGCAAACAAAGCCGAGTACGAAGGAATTAAGCGTATGCGTTCTGCTCCAATAGATCCGAGACTTACACCCGAAGGATTTCAAAAAACGGTTTACTAATGGCACAAGACGACAGCAAATATACAAAGCCAGGATTACGCGAAAGTATTAAAGATCGTGTAATGGCTGGTTCCAAGGGCGG